ATTCCGGATTTTCAAAAGTTAACGTTTCTATATAATCCTCCAGCGAACGTCTGTTACGCCGCCAGAAAGCAAGCGTTGTATTTTTCGCTTTATTGATCACGATACGGATCAGCCACGCACGGATATGCTGCTCATCTTCAAAATCTTTGCTTGTCGTGTAATACTGGATCAATGTATCCTGAACAACATCTTCTGCATCTGCCTGATTTTTACAGATGTTAAAGGCGATGGCGTAGAGATTGTTCTGATAGCGTTCGATCAGTTCCTGTACAGGTTGTCTCATGAGTACTCCTAAAATATAAAATTTGATGTAACTGTTCAGAGCCAACCTCCAAAATGCTACGCATTTCGTCGGTGTGGCGTATCCGCCAAATAAAATTTCAAA